CCCGATCCGTCACCAGCCTCACGGCCTCGATCTTGAACTCACGCGTAAACTTCCGTCTCGTCATATCCACTCTCCAGTTCCATGGTCACGATCTTATCTTCGTGTCCACGAAACCGGCAGCAGCTCAGTACGCTGATCGCGGCTGAGACAACGGGTCGGGTCTGCTACGGTGTTGAATTGAACCCGGCCTACGTCGATGTCGCCATCGAACGCTGGCAAGCCTTCACCGGCGAGACTGCGGTGCTGATCGAAACCGATGAAAGCTTCGCCGCTCTGAAGGCCAAGAGGCTGGCGGCATGAGCCAGTCGCGCCGAATGTCGCTTGTCGAGGCCATCACAAATGTCGCGGTCGGTTATGGTCTGGCCGTGGCCATGCAGATCTTGGTGTTTCCATGGTTTGGTTTGTATCCCAGCCTGAGCCAAAACCTTGCGATCGGCGTCCTCTTCACCGGAGCATCGCTCATTCGTGGGTATGCCTTGCGCAGGCTGTTTGAGCGCTGGCGATGACGACGCTGCTCAGACGGTTTGGTCGAGTTTATAAACGGTTCCCCGGCCCGCGACCTTTTCGGAGCTAACGGGCAGGCCGAGCTTCTTTTTCAACGCGCCTGAGATCATTCCTCGTGCGCTGTGGGCCATCCAGCCCGTTGCCTCGACGATCTCGCAGATCGCTGCGCCCTCGGGGCGCTGCAGAAGTGCTATGACCCGGGCCTGTTTCGTGCCCGCGCGGATGGCGACGGGTTTTGGCGCGTCGGCGGGGTCCGGCTTCACCTTACGCAGGTTGGAGACGGCGAAAGCAACGACAGGCTCGATCCCGATAGCTTCCAGCCCAGTCCCGGTCGCGATCAGCGTGGTGCCATGGCCATCGCCGGTTTCGCGCCAGAGGGGCTCGCCCTTGCGCAGGTCGGCATCGACCTCCTCGAGCCAGCCACGCTCGATCATCTTGGTGACGGACATCTTCGCCGCAGCACCACGTAGCCCCTCGGGCAGCGGCATGGCCAGATTGTCGGGGCGCGTGGCCGCGCGGCTGAGGATGATGGTCTGCGTGTCAGTGAGTTTGGGCATGGTGGCCTCCGATTGCAAAAGACCAACCCGATGTCGGCCCTTCTACCGGCTCAGGCCCGCCACATGGGCGGGCCGCGCGGGGTGCTGAACCGGGCCGCTATTCCGCGTGTTCGCCTTCACCAAAGGCGCTGTCGGTGATCCGCTTCAGGAGGCTTGCGTGATGCTCGAGGGTGCCAACCGTCGCCCAGCCGACCTCGTCGGGGTCGCAGTTGAAGTGGTCGTCGCTGAAAGCCTGCAAGCGGGCCAGCATCTCGTCGATTTCGGCTTTTTTGCACATGAAGGCATTGAGGGCAGCTTCCCGGTTAAGACGGGCCTTTTCGGCGCGGAGCTGGTGGCGGGGCGTGATGATCGGGTTCAGGCGCGTCATGGTGGCGTTCCTCATGGTGAGTTGCATCGTTTCCGTGAGACAACCATCGCTCAGAAGCGCCGATTGTCGTAGGCTATTACAAGCAATATCATGGCTTTATGATCGTTCCGCGCAGCGCGTCATGCGATCCGATCAGGTTCAGTCAACGCGACCTGTTCAGCCTTATGGCGCTGGGCGGCGTCAGGCGTGACAGCGACGCTGCGACAGAACCGCAGATCGAAGCCGATGGCGCAGTTGCGCCAGACAAGATCGCGGAGGCTCTCGCCTTCGGGCAGGCAGTTGAGAGACAGATCATTCATGGCGAGGTCGTTTCAGGTTGAGTTCGGCCCATGCGCCGTCTTGCCAGACGTAAAGATGGCAAAACTTGCAGGTCAGATGCGGGAAGATGGGCGGTTCGCGCGGAGGATCAAAGCAATCAAGCGCGTCGGCGCGCACCTGCCGGATTTCGCGCGCGGCGAGGATGTCCTCAGGCGCCCAGTGCGCGAGCGCGGGCAGCATGTGAGAGGGGTACCCATCGTAATGCACATACACATGTGCCCATTCCTGGGGTCCGATCTGAATGGCGATCTGCGCGCGGGTGCTCATATCGTTCTCCGTCAGATCAGTTGCAGATCGACCAGCGCGGCGCTGGCTGCTGCAAGCTGGGCGGTTGGCAGTTCGATCTTCAGGTGCGAGATCACGTCCGAGGCTTCGACGGCGATCCCGTCTTCGCGCAGCGCGGCCTCGACGGCCTCGGCGATGGCATCGGGGCGGCTGCGGTCGAAATGGTCGGGGAGTGTGGCGTAATCGACGCGGATGGTTGTCGTGGTCATGATCTGGTCCTCAATTCTGTTGTTCGATCAGGGTCTGTTTCCGTGATCCGAGAATCGCTCTATCGGGGAGTGTAATCAACTCAAATAGACCGTCGTTCTTGTTTATTACCAATGTGTTGAAGGCATTCACGGCGTCATGGAAGGTATGTCCGAACGTTCCTATGCGGCTCATTCCGGGCTCTCGCGCGGGGCAGTGCAGAAGGCCCGCAAGACCGGTCGGCTGGTGCTGTTTGCCGACGGGTCGATCAATGCTGTGGCCTCGGATGCACGACGGGGCGCGATGACCGATCCGGATCAGCAGCGGCGGTCGCTGGGCGGCGATACCGGTGCCGTTTCCGGCCCCGGCGACAGCACGTCCTATCTGAAAGCCCGCACGGCGCTGACGGTCTATCAGGCGCAGGAACGCCAGCTGTCGATCCAGAAGAAGAAGGGCGTTCTGGTCGACCGCGCCCGGGCCGAAACGCTGGTGTTTCGCCTCGCGCGCCAGGAACGCGATACCTGGGTCACCTGGCCCACCCGTGTGGCGGCGCTGATGGCGGCGCAATTGTCCGCAGAGATGGAGAAGGCATCGGGGGTGCCGGTGACGATCGAGACTGCGATCCTGCAAAGGGTGCTGGAAACCCATGTCCGAGAGCAGCTCAATGCCCTGGCCGACCTCAGGGTCTCGCTTGCATGAAGAATACCACGACAACAGCCTGAACGACCACGATCTGACCGACGGCCTCGATCTGGCCTTTGACGGCGCCGAGGACATTCTGCGCGCCTGGCGCGGCGGGGTGCGTCCCGATCCTGACCTGACGGTGTCACAATGGGCCGATGCGCATCGCAAGTTGTCGTCGCGGGCCTCCGCTGAGCCGGGCCGCTATCGCACCGCGCGCACGCCCTATCTGCGCGAGATCATGGATGCACTGTCGCCCAGCCACCCGGCACAGCGGGTGACGTTCATGAAGGCTGCACAAGTTGGCGCCACAGAGGCTGGCAACAACTGGATCGGCTTTGTCATTCACCACGCGCCAGGACCGATGCTGGCGGTGCTGCCAACAGTCGAGATGGCAAAGCGCACATCGCGCGGCCGGATCGATCCGCTGATCGAGGACAGCCCGGCGCTGCGGGAGCGAGTAAAGCCCGCGCGCTCACGCGACGCGGGCAATTCGATGCTGTCCAAGGAGTTTCCTGGCGGTATTCTGGTGCTGACGGGCGCAAACTCGGCCACCGGATTGCGCTCGATGCCCGCGCGCTATGTGTTTCTCGATGAGGTCGATGCCTATCCGGCCTCGGCAGACGAGGAAGGCGATCCGGTCACACTGGCCGAGGCCCGCACCACCACCTTCGCGCACCGGCGCAAGGTGTTCATGGTCTCGACCCCGACGATCCGTGGGCTTTCGCGCATCGAGCGGGAGTTCGAGGCTTCGGATCAACGCCGATACTTCGTGCCCTGTCCGCATTGTGGGACGATGCAATGGTTGCAGTTTGAGAGGCTGCGCTGGGACAAAGGACGGCCGGAAATGGCGGCCTATCACTGCGAAGGCTGCGAACGCCCCATCGCCGAGCACCACAAGTCGCAGATGCTGGAACGCGGTGAATGGCGGGCAACGGCGGCGCCAACCGATCCGAAAGCCATCGGCTTCCACTTGTCTGCCCTCTATTCGCCGATTGGCTGGAAAAGCTGGGAGCAGATCGCGCGCGACTGGCTGGCGGCCCAAGGCTCGGACGAGATGCTGCGCGCCGCACGCAACACGCTGCTGGGGGAAACCTGGACCGAGAGCGGCGAAGCCCCGGAATGGCAGCGGCTGGCAGATCGGCGCGTCGCGTTTGCGGCGCAGATCCCCGCAGGTGGGCTGTTCCTGACGGCCGGGGCGGATGTGCAAAAAGACCGGATCGAGGTCGATGTCTGGGCGTGGGGCCGCGGCCTTGAGAGCTGGCTTGTCGATCACATCGTGATCCCGGGTGGGCCAGACGATCCGGCCTGCTGGGATCAACTGACCGCGCTGCTCGGCCAGACTTGGACCCATGAGAACGGCGCCATCATGACGCTGGCAAAACTGGCCATCGACACCGGCTACGAGTCCGCTGCGGTTTACGCCTGGGGGCGCAAGCAGGGCATCGCGCAGGTGGCACCCGTAAAGGGGGTCGAAGGGTTCAACCGGGCCACGCCAGTCTCGGGGCCGACCTTCGTCGATGCCACGGTGAATGGGCGCAAGTTGAAGCGCGGCGCACGGCTCTGGACGGTGGCCACCGCCACCTTCAAGGCAGAGACCTACCGCTATCTGCGCATTGAGCGGCCGTCGGAACCCGATGCGCCCAACCCAGCGGGCACGATCCACCTGCCGGACTGGGCGGACAGCGAATGGCTGAAACAGCTGGTGGCCGAGCAGCTGGTCACGATCCGTGACCGGCGCGGCTATGCCCGCCAGGAATGGCAAAAGATGCGCGAACGCAACGAGGCGCTGGATACACGGATCTATGCCCGCGCCGCCGTCTGGATCCTCGGGGCCGATCGTTTCGACGAGCGGATGTGGCGACAGCTGGAGAAACAGGCCGGGGTGGAGACTGTCGCTATCACACCGACCGCCGCACCTGAGAAACCGACAACCCCGCAAGCCGGGCAAGTGACCACGCCCCGGCGACGTGGCTGGAAGATCAGCACGCCGAAATACATGGAATGATGGATCCCGATGACCCTCGACGACCTCAAATCCCGACACGCCGCGCTGCTGGGCGCGCGCTATAGCGGAACGCGCAGCGTGAGTTATGACGGCAAGAGCGTGACCTATGGCTCGGATGCCGAACTGGCTGCGGCAGTATCGGACATCGAGCGGCGCATCGCAGCACTGGAAAAACCCGGTCGCCGCGTCCTGCGCCCCTACAGCGTGAAGGATCTGTGATGACCGGTGCTCTGAACTGGCGCCAGCGCCTCGGGGCTTTTGTCGGCGGGTTCGACGCGGGTCAGCATCACCGCCGCCTGCGCGGTTTCCGGGCGACCCGCGCCCATGTGAACGCGCTGATCGCGGCCAGCGGGCCTGATATTACCGCGCGGGCCCGTTGGCTGGTGCGCAACAACGGCTATGCGGTGAATGCCGTGGAAAGCTGGGCCGCCAATACCGTCGGCGATGGCATCAAACCGATCTCGAAGATCGCGGACGCTGGACAAAAAGAAGAGCTGCAGCGTCTATGGCTCGCCTGGACCGACGAGGCCGATGCCGAGGGGCTGACCGATTTCTACGGGCTGCAGCGCCGTGCGGCGCGCGAGGTCTTCATCGCAGGCGAGGTGTTCTTTCGCTTCCGCCCCCGGCGCGCGGGCGACGGCCTGAGCGTACCCGTCCAGCTGCAGATGCTGCCCGCTGAAATGTTGCCGCTGGAACAGACCGGCATGGCAGCGAACGGGAATGCCATCCGCCAAGGGATCGAGTTCGACCGGATCGGACGGCGCGTGGCCTATCATTTCCTGCGCCGCCACCCGGGCGACAGCACCGATCCGGGGCTCGCGGATGAGATCGTGCGGGTGCCCGCCGCCGAGGTGATCCATGTGATCGACCCGGTCGAGGGCGGCCAGCTGCGCGGTGTGTCGAAACTGGCGCCCGCCATCGTCAAACTGTTCCTGCTCGATCAGTATGACGATGCTGAGCTGGACCGCAAAAAGGTCGCGGCGATGTATGCGATGTTCGTGACCTCCCCGGCCCCGGAGAACCCCCTCGCGCCGGACGATGAAGAGGGGCCAGACGGGGTCGAGATCAGCCCGGGCCAGATTGTGCGGCTGGATCCGGGCGAGGATGTCACCATCGGCCAGCCTGCCGACAGCGGCGGCACCTACGAGCCGTTCCAGTATCGAACGCTGCTTCAAATCTCGGCAGCACTGGGCATCCCCTATCCCTATCTCGCCAACGACATGGTGAAGGGCAACTTCTCGAACTCGCGCCTAGCGCTGATCGAGTTCCGCCGCCGCGTTTCGGCATGGCAGCATTCGGTCATGGTGTATCAGCTTTGTCGCCCGGTCTATGCCCGCTGGATGGACGCTGCCGTGCTGTCGGGCGCGCTGGCGCTGCCGGGCTATGAGGCGAACCGGTCCCGCCTGCTGACCGCCGACTGGCTGCCGACGAAATGGGACTGGGTCGACCCGCTGAAGGACGCAAATGCCGAAATCGCTCAGATCGAGGCGGGGCTGAAATCTCGGACGCAGGCTATCGCCGAGCGCGGCTATGACGCCGAACAGGTTGATCGCGAAATTGCCGCGGAGCGGATGCGCGAACGCGCGCTGGGTCTCGACTTCCGCCGTCCCGGATCGCCCGCGCAGGGCGTGCAGGCTTTGCAGGGCCCGGGGGACGATGGGGGCAAAGACGACGACACCGACCAGACAGATGAAACCGATGATGCAGACGACAGTTCCCGCGAACCTGAGGACCAGTCCTGATGCTGCATGCCCGCATCGCCGCACGCGCCTTCAACACGCCGCTGCTGGTCGAACCCTCCAAAGCCATGGCGTTTCTGTCGGGCCTCGGGCCGCGCATCCTCGGGAGGTCGGTCGAACTGGCGGACGAGGACGACACGCTGGATGGCAATGCCCATCTGCCCGCCCGCGCCAGTATCCTCGCCGCTGGTCTGCGCCAGCATGGCGAAGCGCCGTACCCGGTGGTGGACGGTATTGCGGTGATCGAGATCTCGGGCGTGCTGATCCATCGTGGCTCCTGGATCGGACAGTCTTCGGGCCAGACCAGCTATGAGGGCATCGCCGCGCAGATCGAGGCGGCGGCCAGGGATCCATCCGTGCGCGGCGTGGCATTGGAAATTGACAGTTTTGGAGGCGAAGTCGCCGGGGTATTCGATCTCGCAGATCGCATTCGTGCAATTCGTGCGACCAAACCTGTCTGGGCTTTTGTCGCCGAACACGCCTTTTCGGCGGGGTATGCGCTGGCAAGTCAGGCCGACCGCATTCTGTTGCCGCGCACTGGGGCGGTGGGCAGCATCGGCGTTGTCGTGATGCATGCCGATCTGAGCGGCCAGCTCGACCGGAACGGCGTACGCGTCACGCTGATCCACTCCGGTCAGCACAAGGTGGATGGCAATCCCTACGCGCCCCTTCCAGAAGGCGTGCGCGACGACATTCAACGCGAGATTGATGTGCTGCGGTTCCTGTTTGCAGAGACCGTGGCTGCCGGGCGTGGCGGGCGGTTGAGCCAAGAGGCCGCGCTTGCCACTGAGGCCGCCACCTATCGTGGGGCCGATGCCATCGCATCAGGCCTGGCCGATGAATTGACCGACCTTGCGCGTGGGTTTGCCGCTTTCCGGAAAATGGTCGCGCGCACACCTGTCCTTTCACCCGCGCGCGCCCGGCGCGCATCCATTTCTCACCCCAAAGATGAGGCAATCATGGCCACTGAACATAACCCCGACGACACCCCGCAGGACGACGCCATTGAAGATGTCAGGGAACACCATGATGGCGAAGCCGACGCTGCCGGTTCAGTACCTGCGCAGCCTACTTCGCCCTCCGCAGCTACGCCCGCAGCAGCAGTTGCCCCGCCCATCCCAGCCTCTGCGCAACCCGGCAATCTGGCCGAGCTGTCGGCGCAGTTTCGTGAGGCGGCAGCGGAGATCGCCGAGATCGCGGCGCAGGCCTCGCGGCTCGGGATCGCCGTTGATGCCGCAAAAGCGCTGCGCGAAAGCACCACGCCCGAGGCCCTGCGCCGCCTTGTCTTGGAGCGCGCAAGTGCGGCCGCCGATGCGCGCGATATCGTCGCCGCAGCGCCGTCGCGTGTCCTGCCACAGGCGACAGAAAGCCCGATCGTCGCGGCCGCAAAGCGTGCGGCGGCGGCGGGCACCCGTCGCTGACGGCAGGCACACCACCGCATCACTGATCCCCGCGGCACCGCCCCAGCGGGGGATGTCCTTTTGCCGCCTGACACAGGAAACCCACCATGACTGTTCTTCAACAGCCCGCCACAACGGGCGATGTTCTCAAATACGAGGTCAACCCGAACTATACCCGCGAGACCGTGACCCTGCTGCAGGGCATGCCTTACCCGGTCGGCTCGGTGCTTGGTCGCATCTCCGCAAGTGGCAAATACAAGTTCGCAACATCCGGCGGCTCTGACGGCGCGCAAACTGCGAGTGCCGTTCTGCTTTACGCCGTCGATGCCACACTGGCCGATGCGACCGGCATTGTTGTTGCACGCGGCCCCGCCATCGTGTCGCGCTCGGCCCTCGCCTATGACGGGACCGTCGATGATGGCGCCAAGATCACCACCAAGCTGGGGCAGCTCGCAAGCCTCGGCATTCTGCCGCGCGACACCGCCTGATCCGGCCCCGCCCGCGCGTTCATCGCGAATCGCCGCAAGGCTCTATCTTCCCCCTTTCCCCGGAGTTCCCCATGACCATCACCCGCAACCCGTTTGATGTGGGCGGCTATTCGCTTGCCGACATGACGCAGGCGATCAATATCCTGCCCAACCTCTACACCCGCCTCGGCCAGATTGGTCTGTTCCGCTTTGAGGGCGTCAGCCAACGCTCCATCGTCATCGAACAGCGCGAGGGCGTTTTGAGCCTGCTGCCCTCGGTGCCGCTCGGCGCACCTGCCACCGTCGGCAATCGCGAAGCCCGCTCGATGCGTTCTTTCGCCCTGCCATGGATCCCCCATGACGACGTGATCCTGCCTGCTGACATTCAGGGCATGCCCGCGCTGGGGCTGTCGGATGCCGCCGATCCGCTGGTCGAGGTGATGAACCGCAAGCTGACACTGATGCGCCGCAAACATGCCCAGACCCGCGAATACATGGAGATGAATGCCCTGCGCGGCATCGTGAAGGATGGCGCGGGCACCACGCTCTACAACTACTTCACCGAATTCGGGTTGGCCCAGATCTCGGTCGACTTCGTCTTCGGCACGGCGGGCACCAACGTCCAGAGCAAGGTCCGCACCACCCTGCGCGCCATCGAGGACAACCTTCTGGGCGAAACCATGATCACCGCCCACGCGCTGGTCAGCTCGGAATTCTTCGACAAGCTGATCAGCCACCCCAAGACCGAGGAGGCCTACAAGTTCTTCTCGGCCACCGGCGGCCAGCCCCTGCGCGAGGACATGCGCCGCGCCTTTCCCTTCGCGGGCATGCTGTTCGAGGAATACAACGGATCGGTCACCCTCTCGAACGGCACCTCGGAACGGCTGATCCCCAGCGGCGAAGGCATCGCCTTTCCCATGGGCACGTTCGACACCTTCACCACCTATGGCGGCCCCGCAAACCTGCTGGAAACCGCCAACACCATCGGCCTGCCGCTCTATGCCCGCCAGATGATCGACGCCAAGGGCCGCTGGATCGACCTGATGACAGAAGGATCGATCCTGCCGGTCAACAAGCGCCCGCGCCTGGCGATCCGGCTGTTCAGCGCGAACTGACGACAGCCCATGTCAGTCTTTGCCGCTGCCATCGATGGCCTCTTCGGCGACCCGAACATCGCCTGCGATGCAGTTTACAGAGATATGGTTGAAAGTTGGTGATGGCCCCTGAGGGGCGGCATATCATGGCGGTGCTGAAGCGCCGTCAATTCTCAAAGAGAAAGGGATATGCCACATGTCGAAATCTACCGTTGTTCCATTCGAGC